TGATATTACAAAAGATTGTTGACGAGGAAGCGGCGATAATAAACGTTCGAGTTCTGAACGAGCTTGCCGAGACCCTGTGTCGTGCCCTGAGCGTAAGGGTTGGCGACAACACCATAACGTGTCTTGAAACCAATCTTCGGCTGGAAGGAGTCCTGGTCCACTGCACGAACCATCTGAAGTGGAACGTACGGGCAGTAGAACAAGCCTGCGTCGAACGCGCTGGAACCCTTGTAGCCTGCGGTGATGTAGTCGCCTGCGGCAAACGGGTCGATGTAGACGCGAATGCGGCCGTTGAGCACACCCGCAAACGTGTTGCCAGTGTCGTCGGGCTGAAGGTTGTTGGAGTTCAGGGCTGGAGCGAAGTCGAGCACGCCTGCCATCTGCATTGCTGCCGCCACGTCGGACGAGCAGATCATCAGATTGCCCTTGCCACGACGAGTTGCCTTGGCAATTGCGTTGGCCTCACGTTCCAACTGGAACATCAGACCCTTGAACTTTTCCACCATCCAACGACCGTTCGAGTCGACGTCGAGGTCGAAGGTGCCTGCAGTCGTGGTGCCGACGTTGCAGCCCGTCGATGCAGTCAGGTTGATGGTGCGGATGATTTCACGGTTGATTTCGGCGAGAATTTCTGCCGAAAGAATGTTCGCCAATTCGGTTTCGGCGTCAAGACCGTGGATTGCCTTCAAGTCCTGGGCCAATTCCATCGAGTACGAAGCTGCCAGGGCACGCGAGCCTGCCGTGACGGTCGTCTTTTCGATGGAGAATGCCATCTGCGCGAATGCAGAGTTCGAGTCGGAGCCGAGAGCTTCGGCCTGAGCCGTGCTCATTGCTGCCGCGAAGTTGTAGACTTGTGAGTTGCCCGACACGACGTTCGAGGTACCCCAACCGCCGAGGTTCAGGTTAGCCTGACCGACGATGGAAGTGTTGCCCGCCTGGATCGTGGCGAATGCGGTGTTCGGTTCGTTGTAGAACGCTTCCGTGCCCGTCGTGTTTGCGTAGTTGTAACGGCTACGCAGTGCGAAGATCAGGCCCGTTGGACCAGTCATCGGCTGCACACCGCACACGTCGTACGCGACGAGGTTCGGGAGAGAACGACGGACGAGCGAAATCAAGACGGGATCGAAGATGTCGATGTTGCCCGTGCCCTGCACCGAAGACGATGCGCCCATGACGTTCGTGGGAACGACAGACGACGTTTCGAACAAGTTCTGAAGCTGCGCGCCATTCGAAAGAATGCGATTGCTCTTCAGTTCCTTCTCGGTGTTCTCCAGCAGGATGGCAGTTGCCATCTTACGGAAGTTGTCGCGAATCGGTGGGAGTTCGCCGTGTTCGACGATTGGCTTCCACTTGTCGGCGATTGCCTTCCGAATGCTCTGTACGTCCTGGTTTGCGAGTAGCGACATGTTGATCTTTGCTCCGTTTACTTCTCTGTTGTTATTTATGAAATAGAGTTTTTCAGACTCTCACTTGGTGATTGGGTTTCGATTTAGATGCGGCCAGACGTGAGTTCGGCTAGGTACGCGCCCATTTCAGGAGTTGCCGCGCCGTTGTTCTTCTTGGCCTTGTCTTCTTCCGCAATCAGCGAAAGAGTGTCGGTGTCGTCGATGGTGTTCTCGGTGTTGCCGATGCCCGTGGATTCGAACAACTGCGTCGGCTTCTTTGCGCCGCCTGCCTTTGCCGCAGGAGTGAAGTACGACTCGACGATGATGCCGACCTTCGACTCAAACTTTGGGTCTTCGGGGTCGAGAGCTTCCGTCATGATCGCAAACTTCGACTGGTCGTTTTCCGACATCGTCGCGGTGTGCTTTGCAAGCACGACTGCCTTGCGCAGTTCGGCGATTTCTTCGTCCTTCTTCAGATTGTCGTTGATCGCAGTGTTGAGTTCGTTCTCCAGAACGTCGTTCTGTTCCGTGAGCGTCGCGAGCACATCGACCTTGCCTTCAGGCATTTCGATGTAGTGGTCTTCGAACAGCTTCTTCATGCCGCCGATGAAGCTCTCGAACAGTTCGTTCTTGAGCGACGATTCGATGGCAATCGTGTTTTCCTTCAGCCATTCGGACGTGGCGTACGTGAGGTACTGGTCCATCTGCGTCTTGAGTTCCGTGATCGTCTCGTTGATCGCGGTCTCGGTCTGCTCGTCGAGTTGCGTCTCGTAGTCTTCTTCGATCTTCTTCTTGATCAGCGCGACGCGCGTTGCGAGCGCAGCTTCAAAGATGGTCGTGATCTTGGTCTGCGCATCTTCCGTAAGTTCGACGCCGCTGAACACCGTCTTCAGGTCTTCGGCCGCGAAGCCCTTGCCTGGAGCGTAGTGTGTCTGGATCGAGCCGAGGTTCTGGCCCTGATTTGCCTGCGGAGGAGTCGTGTCGCCCTCGTGGCCGACCTGCGCGAGCATCTTCTCGTACCAGTCGGACAGGTCTTCACGCGGCATGTCTGCCATCATGTCCACCAGCTTTGCAATCATCTCGGAGCCGAGGAAGTCGCCGCCCGAGCCTGCGCCTGGGTGAAGCGTGTCCATGGAGGCGGGCGAGCCTTCGGTGTACTGTGCGC